TACTAGGTACTCCGCTCTGATAATTGCCAGTCATACAGTCAGATATACCGTTAAATATCAGGGCAATGCCCGCATAACTTGAAGGCTCTTTTAATCTATTCATAACACGCGCTCCTATGTTTGAAACAATATAGCACAAGTTAAAATTATGGCAATAAAAAAGCCCCGACGGGAATCAGGGCTAAAAGGTGCGCTTCCATGCGCTGCGAGGTTATTTTCTAAAACTCTTAAGCTGGAAGTGCATTCCGTCTGGATAATCCCAATCTCCACCCCAATCGAATCCAGCATCTTTAAAACACTTTACAAAACCTTGTGACAGTTTAGGCTCTTTGCCCATTGGATTCCAAGCTGCGTTAACATCAATCGCCACGCCCCAACTATGAAGCGATTTTGTCACCGCGCCGCGCTTTTGTCTAATGTTAAAGCATCCGTCCCACGTTCTAAGCTCGTTTACATGACCTGTCTTGATAAGATTAGCAAACGCCTTGCTTAATGGTTCAATCATGTCTTTATTGCAGTATATGCGCTTAGGAATAGCTCCAATTTCAAGCAATGGCGGCACGTCCCAAAGTATCATATTCTTTTCTAGCTCAGGTGATCCATAACGAGTTACACATTCGACAGACGTTAGAATATTCATATCACAACCCCGTTGTATAATCGACTCTTGGCACTGGCTTGTTAATTATTCTCACATTACATTGCGACCACTTAGCATCATTGTCGCGCTCAATCATACCCGCAGCTTCTAAAACAATCACCGCATTTTGTAGCAGCAATGCATCGTGTCGGTCATGGTTAATAGCAATAAACCGATTGCCGAAATGATGGCCATAAACTTCTAAATCATGGATTGCATCTTCTATCGTCATAGCTCTATCACCTTTATTTTGACCATTCCGCCCTTGACAACATCGCCACGTATTACGCGAATGTCGTCGATCTGCTCATCGTCACCCATGAGACCTGAACTCACCAAAGCATCAAAAATGGCTTTTAAAATATTATCTAGGTCACGACACCGCTTATCAGGAGGAAACGCCATAATCTCGATGGCTATGCGTTTTAATGAGCTTTTGACAATACCTACCGCTGCTTTAGTTTGCTTAATAAACATATTGGCTTTATCTGACTTATAACGCGGCACAATACGACGACCATTTTTATAAATCGGCTTACCTTGACACCAATAATGATTCACGCTTGGTGGCCACGGTAAGAGACCATCAAATAAAACTTCATTCATCGCTGCCACCTGCTAAATATAATAAACAGACCCTCTAAAAATAATGAGCCCAAACTCAGAAACGCCAATAAATCCATTTTACATCATTACCCTAGCTGTAACTAAACATTGTGTGCAAACTGGTAAATAATCATCTTTATCTAAATAATAGCGTGCCGAATACACGGGTCATTAACTTTAAATAATGTTAATACTCGGTAAACATCAACAGTTTCTAAATGTGAAACACTCTTAAAATAATGCGGATATTTAATATCTTGATTACTCATTTACACATCTCCATAGCCCGATCAATTTCAACCCGCGTGTCATCACTTCCCAATGTCGCCTTAAACTCGTTTTTCCAAATAAACGTGACATAGCAATTCCCGCCAAACTCCCACTCGATGCGCCCACGGTTTTTAACCATCCAATCCAGTCGTTTGCCTTCGGCTTCCCACATCGCGTTTTCCTCAGCCATAACACTGCATTGACGAGAAAATGCGTCTCGCTCCCTGTGAAGCCTGTCTAAATCTTCCTTGAGTCGCTCTATCTCGCCTTTTAACAAGGCTTCAACGACCTCTGAATGACTTTGTACATCTTTGTTATTTGACTGGCCTTTATCGCTCATTTCTTAACTCTCACTAATTTTGTATCGACACTTGGATTGCTCGCTTTGTGTAGTTTTGAGCCTTCCGAGCAAAATTTGTCTGATTTCGGGTAGCAGTAAGCGCACCGCATGACGTGGTTTAGTAGCGTCATTGGTGCATCACTCACACTCGACTCCTGATCTGATTTCTCAAGCACTTAGTACAAGTACCCATTTTTTCAGACTCGACCATGACGTTTTTCTTTTCCTTGCATGAGTCGCAAGTAAACATATACAACGGCTCTTGCCTCTCGACTGGCTTACTACGTCTTGCAATCGTCGCTTCTTCACATTCGCCAGCCACATATTCAATTTCGTACTTTCGGCAAATCTCATACATCGGCGTCTTGCTGACGTTGAATAATTTGCACAACTCGGCAATCGTGTGCTTCTTGGCAATCAGTCGGAAAATGTCGATTTCGTCCATTGCTTGGATGGCTTGCACGACTTTTAAACTATTTTTGTTTTCTGTTTTCATGCTGCCCTCTGCTTGCCAATGCCTTTCGCATAACCCAATTTACCGCGTGTCTCCCTGTCAATTTGCACGCAATAAACCCCATGACGTATGCAATAACTCGACATCGTTGTCGGCGGCACGTTGAACATTCTCGCTAAGTCGGCACTGGTGCGCGTTTTGGCTAAATTGCGTAATACGGTTATATGGTCTGTGCTTGAGTCGTGCGCTGTGACGCGGGTTTTGATGATGGAGGTCATGGCTTCACCTTCGTTTTATCTACGCAGGTTTGGCACTTCGCCTGCATAACCCCGTTTGATTTTTTAATCATCACTTTCAGTTCAATGTTTTTATACTTGCGACAATTAGCGCAAAAGAAGTCTTTCATTTTTTCACCTGGTTTATTGTAGACAGCAACTGATTAAAAGTTATCAGCCCCTGCCGATTGCGATTAAAAAACAACCCTGCGGCATGATTTAGCAAGTCTTGAGCCTTAATCGTTTGATGTATTGCAACATCAAGTGCGCGTGCGTCAATTTCGTGTACGCCGACTTGGGTTAGCAAAATTGCTACGTCTGCAACAAAATCATTTGTTTCTAATTTAGAGTCTTCCATTATTCCCCCTTGTTTATTTTCTGTATGACGGCCAATCAAGCAAAAAAGCCTTGCCGCCACCTTCGCGCATTCTGTCAAAAACACGCTCGCCCAAGTACAGTTTGCACTCATCAATTGACAGGTTTGACAGGATGATAGTTGGCCGTACATTTTCATAACGCGAGTTGATAACGTCAAATATGATGTTTTTCTCATAATCTGAACCCGTCTGCACTCCAACCTCATCAAGAATTAACAAGTCGCAAGTTTCATAAACCGCTAAAACCTGCTTTTCTGAAAACTGGCTTTCTTTGTGGTAAGTATCTTTGACTGCCCGAAGCATTCTTGACGCACTGGTGAAAACAGCACTTCGGCCTTGCTTCATAATTCCCAAAGCGATGCCGATAGATAAATGCGTCTTTCCTGTGCCTGGCAGACCAAGCATCAAAAACGATAACCCTGTTTTTTTATGCTCGTTAAAGTTTTCAGCGTATTCTGTGCAAAACTTCAAAACACGCACTTGCTTATCGTTCTTGTCGTCAGCTTGGTAAGTTGACAATGTGCGAGTTATGAAACGCTCAGGAATGCCAGCATTACCAATTTTTTCCTTCCACTGTCTGCGTTCTTCTTCGCGTTTTCGCTCTTGCTCTTTAGCTTCGGCAGCATCAGACCTCAATTTCATGCATTTAGTACAATCAAGCCAAATACTACGAACGTAGCAAATGTTTTTGTATTCGCCGTGAGTCTGGCAAGTGTCTATTCTTTCTAGTGGCGGATTATGAAAACCCATATCATTTACACTGCTACCAATAGTTTGCATATTCATTTCAAAAGCTCCCATCTTCGTTAATGCCCTTGCTGTAATCTTTGTTAGCAAAATCGTCTGGTTTAGGTGTTTTACGGTTTGACTGTTCGCAAGTTTGAATATCATCTTCCCATCGGCGACCGTTTAACCACGTTGCAGGATGAGGGATGAATCCAGTCTTGAAGTATGGCTTCTGTTTTTTCAAAGCGGTCATCATTAGGTTGAATAATGAATCACTAGGCTTTAATTTTTGCCACGCTTTTATTGCTGCCTGCTTTGCTGTCTTGTTTGGATACTCACTCCAAAACGATTCAAAATAATCTTGCTCTTGCTCTTGCTCTTGCTCTTGCTCTTGCTCTTGCTCTTGGCTTCGAAGGGTATCCGAAGGGGCTTGCAAGGGGCTTATATTTCCTCTTTGTTTTTTCATGTGAAAAATAGAAGCGTATTTTTCGTAAAACTCTTGGAAATAAAGGCTTTCAGGCAATCTGTCATATTCATTTTGAATGCCAATACAACGGTTATCAGTGGCTTTCAATTCGCCTATTTGATGAATAGCCATCTCGACAACCCATACCATCTCATTTTCTTCATCATATCGGCAAAAACCAGCTTCGATGCACCTTTGAAGCCCCTTTGAAGCCCCTTGCATTGTTAATCCTGTCTCATGCGAAATGAATATTTTTGGCAAATAATATAGGCCAATCATATTAGCGTGCGGAGTTGTTAAAAGATAAAATGCAACTATCTGCGCCTCTTGATGTCCACGCAGCTTTTTGCCAGTTGAACCAAGCCAGAATTGAGGCAGTATTTTTGAGTATTCACGCATTGAAATACTCCGAATCTGTAACATAGAATCCAAATTCGAAATATTCGTCATCTACGTCTTGACGGTGAATAAGTCCGTTTTTAGCTAATTCTTCGAACAACAAGAACATGTCGCAGTCATCATACGGAAGTATTTCCGCTTTTATTCTTCTAAAACTGTTTACGTTTATTTCATCGCAATTGTATTTATACAAAAGGCCAATAAACAAAACACGCGCCAGCGGCGAACATAAAGACAAATCATCATCAAGCAAAACTTTACTAATACTAATCATTTTCTAAATTCCAATAAAAAACCCCTAAATTTGTACTGTGGTCGAACTCCCTTTTCGCGCCGAATCGTCAGGCAGGAAACGCTAAAGGGACACAGTACAGATTTAGAGGCTCTGTTGGCCTGACGATTCAATTGTCACTGATTCGGGTTTCGACACCTAGCCAGTGACTCAATTATAATACAATGCGGCGGTTGTGGGTAGTTAAAGTGAGTCGGCAACTAAAATAATAACTGACACGCTAGTACCTGAAAATTCGTTATCGTATGGCCCATTCCAAGTGCAGTTAAAGCCTTTCAAATCTTTACCCTTTGCGCTTGCAGGTAACACCGCCACCAACCGACCACCTTTAGCTAAAAACTTTGACGCGTGTTCGATGTGTACTTGCCAACGACCATCACTAAACGGCGGATTCATCACGACTCGGTTATATTTCGCAATCGGTAGTTTAAGAAAGTCATCGCATATCACACACGGATAACCCTTAGATTCTAAAACTTTACAGTGTAAAAAACTGACCTCTACGCACGTCACATTTTGCTTATAAAGCACTTCATCAGCAATGCTACCCATTCCCGCGCTCGGCTCTAAAACAGTGTCATTTATGCCAATATCTGCAAATGCTACAGCTAATTTAGCAAGGCGTTCGGGTGTCGGATAGAATTGGTGCGATACTTTATCAGGGATGCAGCCACTACACACAATTTCATCAATCACAGACTGCGGGTTATAATCAAATTGCATATAATCGCTAATCTTTACACCACCTAGCATTTCTAAGACACGCCAAGCATCTTTACTCGCTGCCGCATCATCACCCCAATAACGACCTTTTAGTGCGTTTGGTATCTGCTTGTATTTACCTGCTCCGATTGACTCATAAGCATAATCTAAACTACCCAATAGCGATAAAACAGAAAACGGCAACGGGCGAGTAAACAATGAATATTCTTTAGTTTTTTTCTGCGGCTTTGTTCTAAATTCTGCGGGTATAGCCATCGGGTACAAGCTGGCTAAAATCATATTGAGCCGCCAAGCCATGTCGGGATGAATCTCTAAATGCGCCGTACCTTTGATATAAACGCGAATCCGCATCGCGCCACCATCAACAGTCATCCATTGCCCGCTATTACGCCGCGCTACCTTCACTACGTCATTAGTCGCGTTATGCTTTGGCTCATCTCGCCCCATAAATTTAGCAATGACAGCGCGTAAATCGTTAATGTAGCCACAACGCGAACCCGAAGAATAAGAAAACTTATCAGTCACACCTTCTAAAATCATGCGCTTGCTAAAACCTTGCGGCTGATTAGTGACATGATTGCCTGATAGATTTCTAAAAATACCATCTACTCGCTCGGCTAAAAATTTACTTCGCATCGACAGCAAATTATCTAGTGTTGAGCGAACCGTCTCATCTTCAAAGTCGGGCGTTTGCATCTTTTCAATTGATTTATTCCATTCATCACGCCGCGCCTGTGGCATATAGTCGTAAACGTCTGTTAGCTTGAGTGTACGATGCCAGTACGTTGCATTGAGTGCAGATATTGCGCCGACAGCTTTAAACATTTTTTCAGTAACGTAAGACGTTGAATGTGTAAAACAGTCCTTGTTTCCTTTAAAGAAATAATTCAATGCGCCAAGCATATCGGCATTGGCCATAAAATCGGACAGTGTTTCTATTGTCTTGCGTTCGCTACGATATGCTGCGATAAGGCCGTCAATAAAATCTGAAGCCATTGGTGCAAAAAACTGTTCGTGACTGACTAATTCTGACATTTTGCAGACTCCCGCAAAATCAACTGTTCAATCATAGCTGATTGACTGCGGCCTTCTTTCTTTGCCATTTCTGACAGTTTTTTTAGAGCTTCATCGCTCAATGTAAAGTTGCGTCTTTTCTTCATATCCACCTCTTGTTTTGATACACGCATGATACATTAAGTGTGTTATTTGTGTAGTGTGATATTCGGACAATGTTTATGGCATAACCATGAACAAATAACGCGTCGAAAATATGGCGATTATTAAACATGAGGCAATAAAAAGCCCTCAAAATGAGGGCTTTTTTTAGTGTTTACCGCGCTTTATTTCGATTATTTCTTGGCAGTCAACGCAGCGGGTAATGCCTTTGGCAAACTGACGGCGGGCTAACGGGATTTCTATACCGCAATCAACGCACTCTTTGAATGAATCGAATGTTGGCTTGTTTAAATTGCGTATAGCTAAAGCACGCTCTAATGATTCTAATTCAGTGTTTGATGCGTTATCTAAGATGCAAGCTGACATCAAATCACCCCACTCACGTCTTGGCATTGCTTGCAGGTTTTAATCATCAAGATAAAATCCCAATTGAAGTTTTTATTTTTGCAGTGACGACACGCAGGAACATCCTCACGAATCACCCGTTTGACCGCCAGCCGTTTTAATCGTTGCTTTTCTACACAGTGCATTTATAGCTTCTTGATTCAATAGTATTAAAACGGTGTAAATCCACCAAATTAAAATCACATCCTTGTTGGTCGCCAGCATCAAAGATCGGCCAACATTCAAAAACAACTGCATGAACACTAATAACGACGCTCGGCAACATTGTTGACTCCCAGCGGTGAATAATGCTCATGCAGTTGTTGACTCGAATCGGCTACAGTGAGTCACCCTGCGATGTGGAAATAACGCCATGCCTACACATTAAATCCTCTTTACTTACTCCCGCCTTTCGCTAATCAGTAAGCCCCGTCCTTGCCCATGTGCTATGGGTTTCTCCTGCCCTCTCCCCAACTAAACCTTTTCCTTGCTTACCCACTCAGCGCCGCGAATGATTGCGACACCGAATCCGAGCATTGAGACGATAAAACCTGATGTTGCTAAAAATGTGTTTAATGCGTTCATTGTATCACTGCCTTTTGTTTTAGCCCTTTTTTGAGCTTTTCTATTGTTGATGTTTTTACGTCAGTTGTTTTGCCACTGACAATATAAGAAATTTGAGCTTGAGAAATGCCACACTCATTAGCGACTTTTCTTTGACTGCCAAATCTCTCTACAAGTTTTTTCGCAATTTCTTGTGCGTTCATTTTTACGCCCTTTCTTTGATTGATGCAACGATAACATAAATAAAGTATTTTTCAAATAAGTATTTACAAATATGATAGATGCGTCTATCATTCAATCATCGAAACAAGCACACGGACAACATATTATGAACCGCTTCTGCGTCATCTGCGACAAGTTTGTACCAAGTTATTTACGCATGACTTGGAGTAGTGATGAAGGCGGTTATTGCTGCCGTCAGTGTGCGATTAATGATGGTCTGATTGACCAAGACGACGAATGATAGCAACAACTAAACAGCCCCTCTTTTGGGGCTTAGGGCGTTAAGAAAGATGACATTCCACGCCTGATTGAGCTATGCGGCAATCCAGTAAATGCCTAGTTGAACCACAACGAACATGGCAGACCAAAGCAAACACAAACGGTGGGAAGCCTGAGCTTGGTTACTGGGGATGAAACTAAAAACGCATGATCATTCGCTCAACACGGATTTTGCTCAGGAGTGGTCAGTCGTTTTTTGTGTCGATAAGGAGTACGAAATGAGTAATGCAGAATTTGGCGCGTACCAAGATATGTTGCGCCAGTGTGAAGAATCGCTGTTTGGTGGTGATGTGCAAGACGATGACGAAACAGAACAGGAGTGTGAATGATGGATATGTACGCAATGACATTACTGGGCTTAATGGCTGCGGTGTTAGCTCTAACGATTATCGGCACGATCATGGCTGTTGTTAGCAACAGAAAGGCATTTAACGCGGTTGTGGCAAAAAACGTGGCAGTTAAACCACTTAACAGGCCACTCAACTATCCCGACTGGAAAGCCAAGCGTGACGAAAACCGCCAACGCATGAAGGAATTAAACGCTGATTTTATGGCGATTATTGAAGGTGAGTAATTAAACAAAAAGCCCACTGGACTGGTACTCCGTGGGCTTTATTTTTCAACTGAGGAAATCATTATGAAGCATTTTAAGGTGCGTGTGCAATACCTGAACGGTGTTGACTTCTTGTTTGAGTGTGACGCGGTGACTGGGTGGCAAGCAGGCGCATTGGCGCGTGTTGCTGGTCGTTTGGCTGGAATGGGTGGCTCAATGGACGTCAAGGAAACGATTGTGCAGGAGGTTTAAGTCATGAGCGATTACGAAATTAGAAAGGCGCGTGATGAGCAAATCGCGGCTTTGGTGGATGAGTTTGAAGCGGAATATGGGGAGTGGGATGATGGAAAATAAATCAATCGGCGTTTA